AGACGTATTTTTTATATTGATGTTGGCAATCTACCCAAAGTAAAGGCAGAACAATATTTGCGCGATGTGATGATGCGTTATCGCAATAAACTTGTTTATGATGCTTCAACAGGAGAAATTCGCGATGATAAAAAGTTTATGGCAATGCTTGAGGACTTCTGGCTTCCAAGAAGAGAGGGTGGTAGAGGTACTGAAATCTCAACTCTTCCTGGAGGTCAGAACCTTGGAGAAATTACAGATATTGAATACTTTAAGAAAAAACTTTATCGTTCATTAAATGTTCCCCCATCAAGAATGGATGGAGAAGGTGGATTTAATCTTGGAAGATCTTCTGAGATTCTTCGTGATGAAGTTAAGTTCAGCAAATTTGTTGCTCGCTTAAGAAAGAGATTCTCATATATGTTCCATGATATGTTGAGAACTCAATTGATTCTTAAAAATATCATAACCCCACAAGATTGGGATACTATGGAAGAACATATTCAATATGACTTCCTCTATGATAATCACTTTGCAGAACTTAAGGATGCAGAACTTCTTAATGAAAGATTGAATATGGTTCAGGTTGCAGAACCTTATGTTGGAAAGTATTTTTCCCAAGATTATTTGAGAAGAAAGATTCTTCGTCAAACTGATGAAGAAATTATTGAGCAAGATAAGATTATGAAAAAAGAAATTAAAGATGGCATTATTCCAGATCCCAATATGCCAATAGATCCAAATACCGGAATGCCTCTTGGTCCAGAAACTGCAGGAATGGATTTGGGACAACCCGTTATGGAACCAGAAATTAACCCATCTATAACAGAGCCAAATGCGAAAGTAGCAGAGATGCCTAAGGGTGGAGAGATATAAATAAAGAAAATTACTTAGGTATTAAAAATGGATGACCTTCTTGATATGATTGTTTCGGACGAATCACCTTCACAAATCAGCGACAAGATTAAAGAACTTCTTTTTACAAAGTCGGCGGAAAAAATTGATGAATTTCGTCCTGCAGTATCAAATTTAATGTTTAATGGAGACTCCGAAGAAGTAGAGGAAGAATGAAATCATTCAAGGAATTCATCTCAGAATCAGTAAATATTTCTGGAAATTTTAACGGAAATCTTTATATCAATTCAAACCAACCAGAACAACAACAAGTTGGTGAAGAATATGTTGCGGATGTTTTGTGGAAAGGTAGTCTTTATCGAATGGAATTAATATCCAAAACCGGAATTCCTTCAAACAGAGATTTAGGAGAACAACTGCAGAATGATTACCCAGGAGCTGTTGTACAACAAATTTATCCAGTAGAAGAAAAGAATTTAAATATCAAAAACGCAAGAAGATATCACCCATCAAAACTAGAGTGGATTGATTGATAAATGGCTCAGTGGAATATAACTACACAAGATTATTTAAATCAAGAGAGAAGTCTCTTTGAAGTTAATGGTGTTGCTACAAGAGATGGTAAAATTGTAGATAAATTTAATAGATTTCCAGTTGATGTTCTTCCAGCAAATGCCGATGCTTTTGGAAGAACAAGAGTATCAAATCCACTCACACTTTTTGATAGTTCTCACAGATATAGAGACAATAATCTTTGGGAAAGTTTGATTGTAGGAACTGGTTCTACAGTTGGATTTGTAACTGCACAAGGTTTAATTAACATAGGTATTGGGACTACTGCTGGATGTTCTGTGATTAGAGAAACCACAAAGGTATTCTCCTATCAACCAGGAAAATCATTACTAGTATTGAATACTTTTGTAATGAATGCACCAAAAACAAATCTGCGACAAAGAGTTGGATACTTTGGTGCCGATAATGGAATGTATCTCCAAGTTTCTGGTATTGGAAGCACATCGGTAAGTTTTGTAGAAAGAAGTCTATCAACTGGAGCAGAGACTGTAGTTCCACAAACGGAATGGAATATTGATAAGTTAGATGGAACTGGTATTTCTGGTCTTACTTTAGATATTTCTAAAGCACAAATTCTTTGGATGGATATTGAGTGGTTAGGACTTGGAACTGTAAGAGTTGGATTTGTAATAAACGGACAATTTATTCACTGCCACTCATTCCATCACGCAAATATTATCCAATCAACTTATATCACAACTGCATCGTTGCCTTTGAGATATGAGATTGCAAATACTGGGATTACAACAAGTTCAAGCACACTCAAACAAGTATGTTCTACCGTAATTTCTGAAGGTGGTTATGAATTGCGTGGATTGCAACAGGCAGTACAAACTCCAATTACTGAACCAGTGGATTTACCAACTCCAGCAGGAACTTTTTATCCAGTACTTTCTATTCGTCTTAAATCTTCTCCCAATAGATTAGATGCGATTGTTATTCTAACAGCACTATCATTAATGGGAACTGGAAATGGTCCCGAATATAATTGGCAAGTAAGAGCATCTGCAACTACAACTGGAGGAACTTGGGTTGATGCTGGTGCAGATAGTGCAGTTGAATATAAGATAGATGGTGGTGCAGTGAGTGGTGGAAGAGTATTAGCATCTGGATTTTTCTCCTCAGCAAATCAATCGCAAGCATCTGTAGATATTCTTAAAGAAGCACTCTTCAAGTTTCAGTTGGAAAGGAATGGACTAACTGGAACACCTTATGAACTAACTTTAGTTGTTGCATCCGATACTGCAGGTGCCGATGTCTTTGCTTCGCTTGATTGGGAAGAAATTAGCAGGTAATTATTAAAATAATAAATAACTAATAAAGTCTTTATTATACAAATGCAAAGAACAAAAATAATTGAATCTGAAGTCTCAACCGCTACTAGTACAGGTGCTGCAACCAGTATCGGTAGTGCTAGTTGTGTGAGACTTCATAATAATACAACAGGTATTGTTACGGTTGGGGTTTCAACTCAAGTTGGGGCAGCAACTACAGTATTTTTTAGTATGCCAGGAAGTTCAGTGGAATTTTTAGAAAAATTCCCTTCGGATGTTATTTGGACTTCCACATCAATTAAAGCATCAAAAGTAGGATTCACCAACTAAGAAAAATGAAACTTATCACCGAAGAAATAGAATCAGTAGAAGTTCTTACCGAAACTGTTAATGGTAAAAAAACTCTTTATATTCAGGGAGTATTTTTACAAAGTGAGTGTGTAAATCGCAATGGAAGACTCTATCCATTTTCAATTATGGAAAGAGAGGTGAAAAGATATACTGAAAATTATGTTCAAAAAGGAAGAGCTCTTGGAGAACTTGGACACCCAGATGGACCAACAGTAAATTTAGATAGAGTTTCTCATAAAATAACTTCTCTAACTTGTGAAGGCAAAAACTTCATCGGTAAGGCACAAATTCTTTCTACTCCAATGGGAAAGATTGCAGAATCTCTTTTAAATTCTGGAGTATGTCTTGGAGTTTCTTCTCGTGGTATTGGTTCATTAAGAGAAAATCGTAGTGGTTATAAAGAAGTTGGTGAAGATTTCATGTTAGCAACTGCCGCAGATATTGTTGCAGATCCTTCTGCTCCCGATGCATTTGTTCAGGGTATTATGGAAGGTGTCGAATGGGTCTATGATGCATCAAGAAATGATTGGTTAATCGAAAATACAAAAAATAAAATTAATTCTTTAGTGGATCAAAAACTACTAGAAGATTATAAGCTTTCGTTATTCAATGAGTTTTTAAACTCACTGTAATTTATTAAAATATAAATAAATATAGTTTATAACGTAAGGTTAAACGGAGAGTTCAAATGTCTCGTGGAGATTTACAAGAAATGGAAATAGGCACTAAGCAATCCAAAACCGCTGTTAATGCGAATGCCAAAGCAGCGGATGCGATGCCACATCTATCTGGTTCAACACCTGGTCAAACTGGTGGTTGGGAAGATCTTGGGGGACCTACTCCCCAGAACTATAAGTCTGATGATGATTCAGCAAAACTTAAAACACCTGGCGCAACCCTTAAGCAAGTTAAGGATGTTGTAAATAAAGGTGCTAAAGCAGCTGAACCTATGAAAGAGGAAGAAGAACTTGAAGATGAAGATCTTATTGATGAAGAAATTGATGAAGATGATTTAATTGAAGAGGAAGCAGAAGAGGAAGAAGAAGAGAAAGCACCTAAGAAAAAAGCAAAGAAAGACGAAGACGAAGACGAAGACGAAGACGAGGAAGAAGAGGACGAAGAAGAAATGAAGGAAGAGTTTGACATCGAAGAAGATGTTAATGCTCTTTTAGAAGGTGAAGATCTTTCTGAGGAATTCCAAGAGAAAGCACGTACTATCTTCGAGGCTGCTCTTCGTTCTAAAGTATATGATATTAAAGAAGCACTTGAAGAGCAGTATGTCATTGCACTTACAGAGGAAGTAGAAGAAATTAAATCTATTTTGTCTGAACGTGTAGATGCATACCTTGAGTATGTTGCTGACGAGTGGATTCAAGAGAACGCACTCGTTATTGAACAAGGTCTCAAGACCGAAATGACTGAATCATTCCTCCAAGGAATGAGAGGTCTTTTTGAAGAACATTATGTATCAATCCCTGAAGAAAAATATGATGTGCTTGAGAGCATGGTAGAAAAACTTGATGAAATGGAGACAAAACTCAACGAGCAAATTGAGAAAAACGTTTCCCTTAACAAGCGTCTCGCAGAGTCGGTTGCTGATGGAATCTTTGAACAAGTTTCTGATGGTCTTGCAGACACTCAGAAAGACAAGCTCGCTTCACTTGCCGAAAGTGTTGAGTTTGAAAGTGAAGAAGAATATCGTGAAAAACTGGAGACTTTGAGAGAATCATATTTTCCCTCAAGAGTAGTTTCTCCATCTGCAAGAACTGAAACCCTGTCGGAGGGTCTAGAAGCTACACCCGAATCTTATTCGGATTCAATGGCTGCATATCTGAAGACTCTTTCAGCATTCGGCAAATAATTGAATTTAATATAATTCAAACCAAAAAACAAACACTTAGTAAAAGGTAAACGCAAATGTTTCAATCAGAACATCTGCAGGAAAAGTGGGCACCTCTTCTCAACTATGAGGGTCTTGATAAAATCAAAGATTCGCATCGTAGATCGGTAACCGCTGTCCTGCTCGAAAACCAAGAAAGATTTTTAAGAGAAGAGCAAGCATTCCAAGTTGGAAATCTTTCCAACCTTATGGAAGCTCCAACTAATTCAACCGGTACTGGTGGATTCAGTGGATCCGCAGCTGCTGGTGGCCCTACCGCAGGTTTTGATCCCGTACTGATCTCGCTGATCAGACGTTCAATGCCTAACCTGATCGCTTATGATATTGCAGGCGTTCAGCCAATGAGTGGTCCTACTGGACTCATTTTTGCAATGCGTTCGCGCTATGCTAACCAGAGTGGTGCTGAGACCTTCTATGATGAAGTAAACAGTGCATTCTCAGGTCAAAATTCAGCATTCGATAATGTTGGATTTGCTGGTACTTCTGTTGGTATCGGTACAACTAATCAGGCTGGTTCTAACCCATCAGTTCTGAACCCAGTTGGTGGTGCAGGCGATCAAACTGCATACAATACTGGCACCGGTATGCTTACCGGTGATGCAGAAGCTCTTGGCGACGGTGCAGGTGGCGATCACTTCAACCAGATGGCATTCTCGATCGAGAAAGTCACTGTTACTGCAAAGTCACGCGCACTGAAGGCTGAGTACTCACTCGAGCTCGCTCAAGACCTTAAGGCAATCCACGGTCTGAATGCTGAAGCGGAACTCGCAAACATTCTCTCAACTGAGATTCTTGCTGAGATCAACCGTGAAGTCATCAGAACCATCTACAAGGTTGCTGAGCAGGGTGCTGTACAGAACG